TAGACTTCTAGCCATTTCGTTTCTCCTCCTAAATTTATATTACGAAGAAAACTTTATGTTAAACCTAAGAGGTTTCTTTTTTACTACCTCCTACTACTAATAGAAAGTTCCTCAATTCTTTTCATCAAAATGCGACGCAGACTGTCTTTACCGGATCGTTGGTTGGCTATATTTTCAGCGTACTTTAGCAACTGTATGTCTTGTATTCGAGGAACAACCTCACGTGCTTTTCTTACTGAAAGTTCTACCACATCCTCAACGGTCATGTCTTTGGTGACAAACGGCGTTACACTTTCCCCCCTTGATTTATCAGTCCTTACGACTGTAGATCCCTGCACCTCGTCCTTTTGTTCTGCCTCTAAGCTTCTATTTACTGAAACCTCCGCATCAGGCTTATCATCTTCTGTAAAAATTTGCCATTTATTAACGTCGCGAAGTTTTACTTCTTTCAACCATTGGATAAAATCTTTCTTTTTTATATCATGCCTTTTTCCGTACTGAGCATACAAATCATCCAATGGAATCGTCTGTCCCGGACCCACCGCTCTTTTCATCGTGTGAGCCCAAAGATTCGTCATATTCTTTACGTAACCCTTCATAATCTTCTCCTTTTCTACTAAAGTCTGAAAAATCCCTTGGCCTTTTCTCGTCTATTAAATCTATAATAAAATGTAGTATATTGGACAACCTGTGGAGTATTAAAATTAAAACAACATACTTGAACTCTTCTATAAAAGAAAACCCTGCGAACAGAAAAGCTACCCACACAGACGTACAATAACCACAATCCAATATATCATGAATAAAATTAAATACTTTAATGTGCCTCAACTTAAACAGAGGCGCTTTTATAAAGCGTGTAGAGAATTCTGATTTGGTAATGAGATTAGTGGCTGCCTCTATAGCTAAAGCCAACATTAATATATTTAATAAATTAATCTCTAACATATCTACACATTATCTCTTGAGATATCTTACCCAACTAAGAGTAAGATATCTGAAGATTGCTATTAGCAACCTAATATTTTTTACAGAGAGCGGTCAATGACGCCAAGTCCGAGCATTCTCGGATCGAGACAAGCGAAACCCAGCTCGGCCCATCCAAAGAAGCCTTGCTTCTGGACACGCAGCAGTGTGGGATCGTCATGAGCCTCATATTCTTTACGAATAGGCATAACAAGTGAATCATTGACACTAAGATCAAAAGCTATGACCTGAGTTTCACCCAACGTAGCGACTGTACCGTCAGCATTAGTCAGGTTAGGATTGTCCAGGGTGTACTGGTTATAAGAATCACCAGAATCAGCAATGAACTTACCATACTCAGAACCAAAACCATTGATATTATAAAGTCCGGTAGCTCCCAGATGTCTTACCTCATGCAGAGTAACATTCCAAATACTGCCCATACCGGCAGCCTGGAAAATTTCACGCCTCGTGACAGGATCGATATCAGTATCGGTCCACTCACGAATATCGGCAGCATCTTCGGGAGAAACGTACAGATCGGTCAGAGTTCTACCGATTCTCTTGAAACCAACCATCATCTTATTGATGAGTTCTTTCGACAGGTAACCAGCACCTGTAGAAGAAGGATTGATTTCATAAATCGGAGCTGGGCGAGAACCCAACAGACCCTTACCAGAAAAAGATGAGGTAGCGGCGGGCATAATAACCCTCCATCCACACTCCTCTTCATAATTAGCTAGATCTTTGGCTACTCTAGCGGCAGCTCTTTGCGCGATGTCAATACGAGAATCACGTGCATATGTAATCTTCCAATCAGCGGAAGCATTAATAGCAAACGTAGGAACGTATACTTCTTCTCCAACACCTTCAATAAAGTTTTGAGCCATGTAGCCCAAACCAGGCAGAACCCAAACAGGGACTTCAAAGTCCTCTGCGACCGGATAAACGGCCTGGGCACCCGGAGCCAGTCTTTCAACAGCAAACATCTGTCTCATGATGGACTCGAGTTCGATTTTCTGAAGGATTGGAGTTGTAATCGCGGCAGCGAATGCTTTAAAAGCGGCTTCAGCCTCAGGGCCAACTCCCGCAGTTGCTTTAAACAACTCTTGCATTTCTTTAAGTTCCATATCCATAGTATACAACTCCTCCTATGAGTTTATAGTTTAGGAAGCACTATATGTGCCTTAATCCCTTTTTTCATATAAAATTAAACCAAAAGTTTGATCCTAATAGGATACAACGTAGTGTTGTTAAAGTTAGCCTGACATTTAGCCAAACTAGCACCCTTAACGACCTTAGCTACCGGCAGTGAATTTTCGATATAGGCACCATTAGCCTTATCTGTAGCCGCGGTACCAACAGACACATCAGAACCATTATTAGTAACCTTAGCTTCATCAGCTGCGGGATACAGAATATCATCCGGACGCATCTGATCACCAGAACTAATCACGCTAGCAGTCATATCGCAAGTGTAATGAACGGTGTCCCAAATACCCATATGAGCTACGCCCATAGGAACTTCTTTAGTACCCTGAACATTACCATTAGCATCGTAATCGGGCTGAGCAATAACATCACTAGAACCCAAATCTCCAGGCATCATGAAACCAGTAGGATGAACCTGATGATAACCAGTTTTAACTTTCTGCATAGCGAAACCGAAAGCATGCTGTTCACCACTAACACCATCACCATGAGCCATTTTAAAAACAATAGGTTCCTCGTTGGGGTTGTTAACTCCCTGGTACAGTTTTACAACAGAACCAGCGTAACAAACAACCTCACCGACGCCCCCTGCAGCAGTTGCGATCTGGGCGCCATAACTACAAAATTGATTTTCAACAACAGGATGTCTTGGAATAAACATTATCCTAATTCCTCCTTACTTACTTGTTTTTAGTTAAACGTTCGGCCATAACTTCGCCCAGTTTTGCATATTTGGCCATAACGTCATCTGGAAGCGTAGCTTCCAAATTAATAGCAGCAGCTACTGCGTTATCGGGATCGATATTGGCTGGAAGAGTTTCTTCTTCATCTTCTTCTTCAGAAGCCTCTTCAGAAGTTTCTTCCTCTTCAGAAGTTTCTTCTTCAGCTGTCTCTTCTTCCTCAGCGACTTCCTCTTCGGCGACCTCTTCCTCTTGAGTCTCCTCTTCAGAAGCTGTCTCTTCCTCGGAGATAGCCTTAGCCAATTCAGCTTCAACAGCGCTTCTCAGAGAGACGAGTTCCTCTTTGTAACTTGCAAATTCCTCGTCTTCCATCTCTCTAACTTTAGCCATCTGGGCATCTTTGTCAGAGAGTGCCACGCCTGATTCTGCTAATTCAGCCATGCGAAGCTCAGCAGCCCTATCTTTATTCATTTCCTCAATCATATTCTCAGATTCAGCGAGTTTTTCAGCTGTTTCTTCAGCTTTCTTCTTAGCCGCCTCAAGCTCAGAAGTAAGCTCTTCGATTTTGCTCTCAAGGTCTGTAACCTGCTTGGCTACTTCCTCTGCGTCAGCGTTCTTGCCTTCGAGCGCCTCGGTCAATTCGGAAATAGTTTCTGCAGATTTATTGAGGGCTTTCTCAGTCTCAGCCTTTTTCTCTGCTTCTTCTTTCTGAGAAAAGATTTCGTTAACTGCAGCCTCGACATCTTTTTTCAGTTCTTCATTCATAGAGTAATACCTCCTATAAAATTTTAAATGAGATATTTATTTTTAGTAACCAACCTGAATGAATTTAAGTATTTTTGTAAAACAAAGTTTCCCTTTTCCTAATACCTAAATCTGTCAATCATTTATTTTTACGGCAGCGATTGTGCTGCGCCAGTATTGCCTCTACAAGCAATAGATTCAACGTCAGGACTTACACCTACCATAACCATTACAGTAATCGGAAGATTACTTTCGGAAGCGGTAGATTTAATCTTGACAGTCTTAGCGGACGTGTCGCTGTCAACATAAATACTTCCGGTGGGAGCGCCCGCCGGAGTAGCAACTACCTTACAGTAGTCAGCAGCATGCATGCCGTGGAATTTAGTTCCACTGGCCAGCAACAATTCCTCAGTACCGGACATAGTAACCTGTTCGGCCCACACAAAAGGATATGCG